ATTTTCTGGCCGGCATGGCTGCCAGTGCCAAAGAGGCAGTGGAACACCCGGACGATGATAAGTACGGATGGAGCAGCAGAAAGGGAATGATCGGTATTTTCAAAAAGTTCGGTTACATATTGGTGATCGTGGCATCGATGATCTTGGATTTCCTGATCTATAAGCTGTCAGGAGTATTGTCGGTCACACTTCCGATGACCATGTTCTTCTCTACGCTGGTCACAGCGTGGTTCATTCTGAACGAATGCTTGAGCATCACGGAGAATGCCGGGAGGATGGGAGTGAAGGTACCTGCATTTCTGACAAAAGTGATTGCTGTCCTGAAGGGAACAGTGGAACATGAAGGGAATATATTGAAGGAAGATACAGAAATGGAGGAAACAGACTATGAAGAAAGAACATGACGTTAGAATTGACAGAACGAAGCTGCACCCTTGGCTGGATTATAAATTGACGGTGCTGCTGAAAAAGTGTGCCAAAAAGAAAATATACTTGATCATCACAGAAGGATTTCGGACGAAGGAACATCAGGACGAATTATATGCACAGGGAAGAACAAAACCCGGCAAGATCGTGACCAACTCAAAGGGCAGCAACTACGCATCGCAGCACATGTGGGGCATAGCCTTTGATATAGCAATCAAGTATAAAAAAGATTTGTACGATCCTGCAACAATTAAAAAGGTGGCGAAGATTGCTAAAAAAATAGGATTGGCGTGGGGAGGAGATTGGAAATTATTTGTGGACACCCCACATTTTTATCTGCCAAAATGGGGTAGCACGGCAACGGAATTGAAAAGAATTTACAAAACCCCAGATATATTTAAGAAATCTTGGAAAAAGATAGTAACAAGAGATAAGGGTTTGTTGTTATGGAAAGCCACCAGTAAATTGACCGGTAGCCATTTGCGCATTCCAAAGGGGGCAAAAGTTGAAGTCCTTTTTGTGAGCTCAAAATCTTGGTATGCTAAAGTGTGCTACGAAAACAAGGTAGGGCACGTTAATAAGAAATACCTTAAATAGCTTTAACATTTAGATAGCCCGCAGCAGGGTGTTTGAATATACGTCATGTGTATCTACATCCCACTGGATGGGTGAGTAGCCACATTCTCGGACGGTCGTGATGAGAGTATCATTGTAATCCCCATATGGGGGACGAAATACTTTCATGTCAATACCAGTGAGTTTCTTGACTTTTTCATGCGGAGTCATAAGTTCCTTCTTACATTCTTCTGAGGAAAGAGTTGACATTTGCTTGTGATTTTCACTGTGGTTGCCAAGTTCATGACCGGCGGCAGCGATTGCCTTGACATCATCGGGATATTGTTCGATCCAGCCTCCCGTCATAAAAAAGGTGACGTGAACCTTTTTCTTTTTGAGGATCGAGAGAATTTT